GGAAGTATTTGTTCTATTTGTTGTATGCCCATTGCTTGATACATACGTCTATATGCTTCGTATAAATTGTGAATCTGTGGATTAGATTGTGCAAGTTGTAATTGAGTTTGTGCCAACGTAATACGTTGAGCCATAGAAAATATATTTGGATCTGAAATTGGTATGATGTCAACACGATCATCAAAATCTTGTTGTTTAATTTGTCTATTGCCACCAGCCACCATGTATGGATATTCTGGTGGTAAAGCTTCTGCTATAATTCTAGCTAAAATTCTAAATTCTTTTTTTTGTGCGTAATGTAATCTTTTGTGAATAGCACTCATGACTTTTGAGCCTTGCTCTAATAAAGCCATCGTTGTGCCAACTGGATTTGCTTGTGAGCCTTCTCCTAATTTTTGATCAGCTACTGCAGCAAATCTTCTACCAGCATCAACAACAAAACCAAGTAATGCAAATAAAGTTTGATCTGGTCCTTTGTATGGAAGTGGTAGTAATCCATTTCGTAAATCTCCTGACGGTGCATCAACATCTCTAAACTCACCCGGCTGAATTGGATTATCGTCATCTCTAATTCTAAGTCCTCTTGCTTTAAATCCTGCAGGTAAGTTTGATAAAGTTCCTGCATCAATTAATTGTCTAAGTGCGGAGGTAGCAGTTCTTGATAAACCACCAAGCATGTGTATTAAACCAAAACCGTAAAATCCTAAACCAGGTAAAAATTTATAATGAACAAAATATTCTATTTTTTTTCTTGTTGAATCTTCTTCTTTAAAGTTTCTGTAAATAGATAAAACTTTTCCTGAACCCTCTTCAATGGTTACAACGTAAGGAATTTTAATTCCATTATCATCTTCAAAACCAGCTAAATCTAAATCACAGTGTATCTCTAAAAGATTATAGATATCGGTGTTATTAGGTTTAGTTTCTCCTTGTATGTCATTATATTTTTCTTGTGTTTTTGATTCTTCATCGTATGGATCTTGTAATTCAATGTCTCTGTAGAATCCTGCAACTTGAGCCTTTCTCAAATCATTTTTTGTCATCTTTACAAGATGAGTAATTCTTTCTGACGTATCTAAATCTGTTGATAAATAAGGAACAACTAAATCTTCCGCTGGAACAAATTTTGCAACTGGTCTTGCAAGATCAACATCATAGTAAACTTTTTTAAATGCAGAACCTGCTAGTGGTAAAAAAAATAACATTTGATCCATGTCAGGATCATAGTCTTCCATTTCATCGGTAATAAGATAATTCATGTAATCTTTCACACGTTGTGATTGTGCTTCTATTTCTGGTGTTGAGTCACCAATAATATTACATTTTACGGGACCGCCTGCTGGTAATAATTCTTTGTAAGCTTGTGATTGAAACTGTGTAACACTCTCTGCTAATAGTGGATGTGTTACGCCACTCGCTCCTTGAAATGGTTGTGAGCGTTCATTGTATTTAAAACCTAATAGGTCTAGACCTTTAGTGTACGAGTCTATCCAATCCGATCGTGACTCTTTATCATCTTCATATTGTTGTCTTAACTCACTTGATAGATTGTTGAGCTCGTCATCATTAATAGCTTCTGCTAAATTTGATTGAAAGTCAACATCAATCTGTTCTTCCATTTCTCCAACAATAGCTCCACCATCTTCTGTCTCTACAATTTCTGTTTCTTCTTTCAAAGGAATATCAATAGAAGATAGGTTCTCTATTGGACTTGGTTCTGGATTAATTGGTTTATCTACGGCCATTATTTAATTACTTTCCCAAAACCTCTAAGAGCTGCACCACCTGATGCAAATTTTCTAATCATACCACCATGTTTCTTTTTTCTTGTTTCTGTGATTTGATTATCTCCCGCAGAGGGTTGATAACCTTTTTTGTTGCTTCCATCGAGATATGCTTCAGGAGCACTTGCTCTAAACTTAGCATCATCTGGAGAAAATGATTGTTGTTCAATTACAGCAAATAAGCCTGGTAAATCTCCTGTATATTTAGTGCCAGATAAACCAGCGACCCCAACCTCTTTCATAGATTTTGCAGCATCTTTTCTATCTTTGATACTTTTCTTTTTATTTTTCTTTTTACTCATGTTATCAATGTTTTCTTTTGTTTCTTCTGTTGTATAGCACTGAAACCTCTGGGTTGCACGAATTTATAATACTTTCCTTTAGGATTTTGAAAAGAAGCCTCTGTTTTTTCTTTTTTGGTCTTTTTCTTTTTTGTTTCTTTGACCGTGAATCCTTTGACAAAACTCATTAATAATATTCCCTCTGCATAGGTAACTGTTCTAACATCGGTGGATCCTCATAATCCTCTGGATGCACAGCTAATCCGACTTGACGATAGCGCATCAATGCTTGTGTAGTGCTATCTACCAAATCATCATGATCACCATAAGGGAAAGCTGCACATTCTTCAATCAATTCTTCAGCCCACTTCTCATCTGGTGCCCAGACTTGCCCCGCCTCAAAAAGAGGAGAAACAGAATTAACCCTAACATGCTTATCATTTCCTTTGCTTGGTGTAAAGTTTACGACAGGTATACCGACCCTACGTAACTCATGCGTGAGCGGTGTGCCACTAGCCTTTTGTTCTATAATCACGGTCTCTGGCTCCCAATAATTATACTCCTGCATCGAGATCCGTTTTAATTCTGGAAAATCCCAACGTCCTTTTTTAACATCAAGTAAGATTATATTAGGTGTAATCTCATTGTGTAGAAATACGCCCCATGTTGTAATGGCACTAAAGTCTGCGGTTTCTTTTTTACTATAGGCCGTATCGTAGCTTTGAATTACATGTTGTAAATTAGGGAGTGAGGGCTTATCCCAAACATTCCACCACTCTCTTTTGATAATGGAACCTTCTTCGGAGGTAGGATTCTGCTGCCATTGTGCATTCCACTTAGCCAAGGACAGTGAGGCTTTAACCGACTCCAACTCTTCTAGTTTCCAGTACTGAGGCCAAATAGGTTTATCTTCCAAGATAGCTGGAAACTCAATCACGTCCCATTGATCTGCTTTAACATCACTTTGTGCTTTCATCAATTGACCTGTTAAATCTTTTGTTGACCACCTTGTCATGACAATAACAATCTTGCCTCCTGGTTGTAGACGCTGTCTTGGTCCAGAAGTATACCACTCGTACGCATTCTCTAGAGCTGACTCTGATAATGCATCTTGCTCGGAATGTGGATCATCAATAATTAAAAGATCGGCACCACGTCCAGTTATGGCACCACCAACACCTGCTGCGAAATACTCTCCACCTTTATTTGTTTCCCATCTACCTGCAGCTTTAGAATCTTGTGATAGTTTGATATCATCAAAGATATCTTGAAAAGAATTTTCTTCCATGAGGTTACGAACCTTACGACC